GAGAGATCGCACTAGGGCTATTTATAGCGGTTTATTTACTAGAAGCAGTGCCTTGTAAACCATTGAAAAAAATCTGGGTCTAATATCGGTTTTTCTAAACCAAATACCAATCTAAATCGAGGCCAATCTACCGTGGAGCTAGGCGAGTAATAAGCGGATGATAGATAGTTTTTACAAAGATCTAATTCGAGTGCTTGATCAGGAGTTAACTCTTGCTTCTGTATTTTTTCACCTTCTTCTGTTTTTCCGTCTAGTTGATTATCTATATCAATAATAATCAAGCCTGCTTGAATACATCCAGTCTTATCCTTAATGCGCTTGCCATCTACTAAATGCCACGCACAAAGACCTTCGCCTTCTTTTACTTGTTCTGATATAAAAGTAATGCTTTCGGTAACAGGAATCCAATTCTCATTGAATGACTTAAAATTACCACCTGCACTTATTTTCCCTGTTTTAGGGTTTACATATTTTTTAACTTCAGAATTTAACGAACAGACAAATTGCATGGGCTAGCTCCGTCTTACTATTTTGGCACGATGTCCCGTATTAGACCACGGTTAGACTCGAAAGCTCGGGTTAAACTTTCGAGTAAAATTTCTTTAAAACTTCCATCCACTGTTTCTTGTCTATATCTAATTCGTTAGCACCAAAAGTAAAAATTTGAACTGAATACTCGGGAACAGGAGTAGACACAATTATTCGAGTTTTGTCGATTTTAACTCCTAGACAATGCTCTGCAGCAATAGAGTATGCAGCTAGCTGTAACTTTGTCTTTTTTAATTTAAAAACACCACTAACTAAAGCCTTACGAGTTTTCTCGTCTAAGTCCATAGTGGGTTTTGGAAATCTATAACTATAAGGACCTGCGGAAGTTTTAAAGTCTGCGAGTATACATTCCCCGTTTTGATCTTTATAAATTATGTCGGGACAACCGGCATAACCATGGCCTGTAGTATTGTCGTAATAATGAATTCTGCCAATACCGTCGTCCCCCACATATTTTGACCACTGTGGCTGATTATATGGCTTTTCAGACCACAGCACCTTACTGTTTTCTAAAAGCTCATCTAATTTTTCTGGAAGATCTTGCCAAAAAGGAAGTAAATCCTGAGGCGGTTTGACAATTAGACCTCGGATATAGTTTTCGACTGCACCGTGTACCCACGAACCTCTTGCCGCCGCTGCATCTGCTACACCCGGATTTAATACATTCCAGTGAGCTAATTTCCGTTGAGTATCTTCCGTTTGTGTAGCGGATAAGACACTAGTTACTGAAGGTAGTGGTCTATGTACTCCATCACAAACGTAATGACGTAAACCATCAATTGTTAAACGAGTTTGGGACACAAGTTTGTGTCGAATTACCTAAACTCTAGCGTATCCTAATTAAAACGCATTAACAGGACACCTGTTCGCATTAAAATCCTGTGGATCATCACCTTCATCTTCGTCCTCTTCATCTTCCTCGTCTTCGTCTACACCATTAATAAAAAATTCTGATTTTTGATAATCAAATTCTTTAGACCGGGTATTTAAATCTTCGTTTAAACAGATACCCGCCATAAAACTTTCTACGACAATATCACCACACTCTTCTGCTGATCTGACGCTACCGTCTGGACCAACGCACTCTTGCAGAAGTTGGTTCGAAACGGTTAGCGCACAGAGCTTATCTAGTTTTTCGTTTAGCTTTGTCAGGTTGTCTACAACAGCCTTTTGAAAAAGCTCGAATTTTCTGCTACGTGATGTCATGTTGGAAGTTCCGGAAGGGCTCCGATGTTTTCCCAATTTACTGCGTAACTGATCATCGTGCCATCCATCCACTTGTCCGGTTTTTGGAAAACAAACCAACAAGCTGTTACAGAGTCTTTAGTCGAACCTACAGCTCGAAATTTTGGCCGTGGCGACAAAACAACCATGTTCGATAATTTATTCTTTAGAAGGAATGTTCTTCGTTTAAACACCGGTTCTAAGAAAGATAACCTATCTAAAAGAGCAATGCCATTAGTCGCTATTGACATTCCGTATTCCATTATGTATTCACTGTAGTCTTTTAAACCCATGGTTGAGCAGACGACCCAATCGTATTTTTTTTCTCGCATGGACACCCACCAGATAGGATCTAATAAGTTATTCGGGTCTTCATTTGTTGTGACTGTATATTTATGTTTTTGAAGTTGTGTGCTTAAAACGTGTTGCGGATCGTAAGGAACTAAGATGTTTCCCGATATAAACGTGTGCTTAATCAGCGTATGGGTCACCCCATCTGGAACTACATAAAAGTCGGTCATGAGGATCATGTGGAGATTCATAGTGTACTGACAGGAAGGTTGCCTGTCTACTGAAGAGTGGGTATAGTCGTCATATTCCATGTTTATTAAATGTTAAATCTTGAGTGGCTCGATACAGAACAGAATTTTTTACACCAGCGAGTTCTTAGGGATGCTAGGAAGTTGGACAAAGAACAACTTATAGAGGTTTTTGAAATGGTACATAGACAGCATTTGTTACATAAACGTTTATTCTCGGCTTTATCTTCTTGGTGTGTTCGCTCTGGCGTAACGCTTCCTCCGTTAACGGAACTTTTAACTCCACGTGAAGTTGACCATCCGTTAAAACGAAACTCTACTAAATGTTCTTCCAGCTCAAGCGATGAATAATTCTATATATTTGAGTTTTGCTCATACCGTATTTGATGCTCAATTCTTTTTGAGTCTTGCCTTCTCTATATAATCTTCTCATATCTCTAACATTGGTATCTGTCAATATTGCCCCTGGGTTACATGAACCTTGTCTGTTTCTGTTTTCTTTTTTATAAGGGTTTATTAATTTATGACCATCTTTTATTAACAGAATCTCTTCTGTTGAAAATTTCAAGCCGCACGTGGGACAAAAGCGACGCCTGGTTTTTCCGTTTTTTTTCTGACGGACCGTTAAAACGTTAGTGACAACGCTGTTGCAGTCTGGGTTTGGGCAAAACATTATAAAAATTAAAAATAAAAAGCGCCGGGAGTACCGACGCTCGATTGGCTTCACTTGTTTACTGTACTCTAAAAGTCAACTCCTAGAGCTTTGGCCTGTTCTTCTGTAAGCTCAACAGCTTTTTTTCGTTTCGGCTGCGGGGGTTCGGGTTTAACTACGATTACATCCTCTGCTGCTGGAGCAGCAACAGGAGCAAACATACGAGCCATTCCTGTTCCCTCTAAAGCTTGCGGCCTTGCAGCGGCAAACTGAGCTTTAATTTCAGAATGATCTGAGCCAAGGGGCAGCTCTACCAAGTCCGAACCAGGGATGTGAGATTTCAAGCAATGCACTACAGATTCAGTTCCCGTCGAATCGAGCCACGCGATAACGTCCTCGACCAATTTTTCTTCAAGCTCATTTTGAGCCGGACGGTCTTTAAACTCCAAGGCATTAAAATTAATCTTGGCACCGTCTGCTCCCGTTACAGGATCCCGTTCGTTAAAAGAACGAGTCACAAACTTACTAGACGTGATAACTGAAGCGCAGTTAATCCTGTTGTTGTACAGGGTTTGAAAATAAGAGATAAAATTCTTTTGACTGGACTTACCTGAGATCATCGCGGTAGTTACACAGCGTGGCGGCAAAAGCCGGTGCTTCGGAGTTACACCGATAAAAGCAATACGCATGAACTCTTCTTGGTTCCGCATTCCAAGATTTCCAAAATAAGGGGTAAACCCTAAAAGGATAAATTCAATTGGAATGCCGTTATCGTTTGCATCGATAATTGCAGAGTCAGAGTCTACATCAGATTTCCAACGGCGAGCTTGAAGATCAATTCGTAGTGTGTGGGGAGGAACGTTGGCGAGAATTTCGTCTTCGGAAAATTTACCGGCAATAAAAACCATGATTAAATACCTGAATTAAAGGGAAAAATCGATTGAACCAATAGCCGCCGCAGCAATTTTACCTTTTTCAGGATCCACTGCTTTTTTAGGGGCGGACTTCGATGACTTGGGAAGATAAAGAATCTTATCCAAGGTGTAATTTAAGTAATTTTTATCATCTTTTTCGCTAGTAGAGACTTTACCGACCGCAATAGTCGGTGTGCCTGGTGCTAAATCTGATAGTTGTTTTGATAATTCAGCCCATGCTGTCAATTTAAACCAACACGTTTCGGCGTTATCCGCTTGCCAAGCAAGGGAACGATTCGTGACGGTGGTGTCTGAGAGCTCAACCTCATCGGCTTTTGGACCCAGACCACCCGCAGCAATAAACAAGTTGATTGCCAGCAGGTCATCGAAGTTATCTTTTGAGATAACTAGCATTGGTTGCATTTGAAGCACACCATCAACCGTGGCTCGTGTAGGACCAATAGCTAAAACAGAATCGTTTTTGCTTAATTGTTGTAGTAGTTTACCTACATAGTGATTTTTGTCCTGGATTAATTGGACCTTTGTTGAAACTCTTTTGTCGTTTGACGGGAGAGCATCAGCTAAGACGTTAATAACGCCTTCGTTATCCTGCGCGGTGTCTGTTATTTTCAGACCCAACAGAAAAATGTTCATGCTTTAGTTTCCGATAAATGGTTGAGCGATGCACCTTTAGTGCCTTGGCTGCTTGGCTTACGCCAGAACCTTGGCTTATGAATGCTAGTAGCATATTGGTATCTCCGCCAGTTAATTTCGAGTTTTTTCCGGTTCTGTAAGAAAAATGATATGGATTTATACACGACTTACAGTTGCAACTAGGCCGAGCTATAGCACCTTCACGAGGAATATCTAAATATTTCAAAATTAAATTTCTGACATAATAACGTTGTTTAAAAACATATAAGCAAGGAACATTATTGCTAAAGTTTTCACCCCAAGGCTCACATGTTTTGTAATCAAACAAGTTTAATGCTAATTTTTTAAATAGTATAGAAAGTGGAGTTTCTTTACAGATCTTATAATGTAAGTTAAACGAACTTGCGTCTAAAGCACGACAAATATCCTCAGCTTGAGCCACCGCGTGGTTATTATTATTAGCTTCTATATAAAGGTCGATTGTTTTATTTTTTTTTAATATTTTAAGCTGGTATTTTTTTTCATTATTTGAGGACATTGAGTTTACCTACGGCATCCATGTAATTTTGTATATTTTTTTGTGAAGGAGTGTAAAAAGCTATATTTTCTGGCATATAACCCAGATTTGCTAAAGTTTCAATTTCCTCTTTGTCTTTAGTTAGTAAATGTTTTCCGCTTTGCGGGTTATAAAAACGTTGAATAGGAACGGCCCCTTCTGTCTCTTTGGTGTACGCCTCACCAACTACTCCTTCCAAAGAATAACCTCCTCTAATTGCAGATTCTTTTTCTTCTTCACTTATTGTGTATAAATGGTTTCTACCTGTAGGACTATACAAACGGTATACGTCAGCTGCTTCCTTAACTAAATTAGAATCTGAAAACAAATCAAATCCGCTTTCCTCATTTTCTTTTGTAAAACCTGTTAAATCTTCTTTGCTTGGATCTGCCGTAAAGAAGTGACTTGCACTCGTCGGGTTATAGTAACGCTCCATTCTTATCAACTGAGGGAGCGAAGGAGTTTTCTCTTCTGGCAACACATCTGTTTCATCTGTTACTTCTGGTTTATAATTGCCGAAGGATGTTGGTTGACCGTTTGCATTATCTGAATCCTTTGTTTTATCCTGTGTGGCAGCTAAAGATGGTAAATTTGCGTCATTAGTGAAGCTAGGAATGTTTCCTGTGTTAGGGCTTATAGCCTTAAAAATAGGAAGATCTGCATAATCTATATTTGGATTAACGCGAGCTGATGCAGGTGATGAAAAAGTTGGTGTTGTTGAAGTTGGTGTTGTTGAAGTTGGTGTTGTTGAAGTTGGTGTTGTTGAAGTTGGTGTTGTTGAAGTTGGTGTT